TGTTGAGATGCTTGAATATCTTCTTAACATTCCAAGCGGAAGATAATCATGTCTATTTTTGAAAGTTGCATAGCATCCAGATGAAGGAAGAGCAAGATATCCTTGAACAACAACAAGTATTCTATTCGTTATAAGCAAAGTTATTGGAGAAGATATTGTCCAATCAATCTTTAAGTGAGTCATGCTCACGGAAAGGTCTTTCTCTTCTGTAGTACCAAGAAGAGTCGCCGTAGATCCGTTCCAAGAGTAAATTTGAGCTCTAATTTTGCTAGAAGATCCTTGACAATTCAAATAAAATGACCAGGTTCCCGCAGAGATTGTTGTAGAGCCGGGGTCACTATTGTTAGTGATCCATGAAACAGCGGGTGAAGAAATACCTGTTAAGTCGACCCAACCAGTTGGTCCGACTTCGCTTGATGTTCTTGTAAATGTTTCAGTTGTTCCAGGGTTTGACCTTATTAAAGATCTGTCATCAGATTGCCTTCTTGTTGCTTCAGCAGACCCTGCAGGCCCAGAGAAGTAGTAGGACACCAATCCGCTTTGCTCAAATTCTTCTTCGTATGAACCGCTTACAAGACTGTAATCATATTGTGAATACGTCATATTGTTCAGATCACCAAATCCAAAGAAGAATTTGATTAAATCATCAGTTGACATAGATCCAGTAAGAAGTTCATTTCCAGGGTCAGCCACCGAAGGAGTCAAAGCTCCTAAAAAAGAATGGTCGGCATACTGACCAAGGTTAACATCAGAAGGAATTAAAAATGAAACACCGGATACATCATTCAGACTAGAGTCTACTCCGTAGATCGCTTTTGCACTATAAGAAGCATTTCCAAAAAAAGTCCCTCTTAATGAGTTCCTTCCTCCTGCAGGAGAAATAATGGAAGATTCTAATTTTCCGGGCAATACAGGAATTATTCCCTCCAATTTTAAGGGCTTGTCTCCGAGCTCTGTGATGTTATCTAGATTTATGTCCCACTCTTTGAAATAGGAAGAACTACCTAGCGTCACATTCCAGTCAACTTTTAGGTCTGTAAAATTTATTCCAAGAGTTGAAGTTGTTCTTACAGTCCTGTTGTTGGGGAAATACTTGTTTTCATAAGGATAAGACCACGTCCATTCATTGTTCACTGTTGGATCTTTTGTGTATCCTTCGGCGCTTCTATCTGAAAGAACTGAATTAAAGATGATAAAACCATTGGCATTTGTGTCAATGTTTCCATACGGGCTTAATGTGGTCTTTTCGTCTGCAGCCCAGACTCTTGATTCATTTGAATTAAAGCACTTTTTTAAATCAGGAAGACATGAGTCATAATATCTTTCATTTGTGTCGAAACATTGAATGTTTCTAAGTGAAGTTACAGAAATTTTTTCAGACCAAGGTTGTTGCCTAAATGCCAACGAAGGAATTTTGCCTACTGCGTCTGACCCATAAGTTGAATCAAGAGGTGGCTGAGAACTTGCATATAGCTTGCTAAAAGCGCTGCCTCTTGAACCTGTTATGTATCTTTTTGTTGGGCCAACAGTCTCTATTGACAACAAAGACCCGGTGACATAATCGTCTTGAGAAGACCCGTAGAAAGAATTAACGTAGTAGTTGTCGAACTGGTCTATGACTGGATCGTTGCCTATGACATCTTTTATCGCGTCTGTGAATATGTTCTCGTAACGGCTCATGGAACGTATTTATTGCCTTCTCTTACATAGGATCCATAAACAGTGATGTTGACAGAACCCGTGTTGAATTGTACATCGTGCCCAGCAGACCCTTCACCACTGTAATAAGAATAAGACTGAAGTGTTGGTCTTCCTGTATTGTCTGCATTTGGGTCAGATATGGTATCTACGTCTATTTTCATGCTTAACATTGCAGGTCGAGTCTTCGAAGCAGCCAAGACGAGTTTTTCTCCAGGATATATCAAGTAAGGTGATGATCTTTTTGATCCAATGAAAGCATATGCAAGTGCATCTACTTCGTTTTCATTATCACTAAAAACACCTAAAAGGCTTTCGAGCACCTCGGTGCGCTTCGTTTCATCTGAAATGTAGTATGGGTTCTTTATGGAATTGTCACGCCTGAGAACGTCCTGTTGAGGTGAAGTATATTCTCTTCCAAAAATTGAGGCTCCGCTCGGAGCAAAACCTGTCATGCCTCTACCGTATACATCTATTCCGGTGAGATAAGATGAGTTTAATCCGCTGCTTGCATAGTTGAAATTGAAGTACTCAGAGGAGAGAAGACTGTTCATGAATTTAGTGAAGTCTTCGGTCGTGACAACTGACTCCTCTCCTATAATTCTTTTTAGAAGAGTACTTGTTGTGTGAATCCTGCAGCCATTCGAAATTTCTGCTTCTGTTTTCACCGATACGCTGCCTGTAAATACAGACTTAGGAACAGAAGATTGAGGAGAAACAACTGCGTCGACTTCACTTTCATCTATTCCCAGAACATTTGCTTGCCACCGATAGAATCCTTCAGGTGGAGCCCCAGACCACCCATTAAGAACCTTGTCTAGTGATACAGACTTGTCAACGTCTGACTCATGTGTAAAGAATCCTCTGCTGACTAAATCTCTTATTGAAAAGACACCGTTATTTTTTTGACACAAAACAGCCAGCGTTATGCCAGGTCCTCCCTGGTCTACACAGATGACAGGCCCGGCCCCTGAGTCTATTGAAGAATAGTTCACTCCATTTAAGGTAAAGTCGCTATCAAATGAAGTTGCATAACAGAGATTTGTTCTGTCTTGAAACCAGCTGTCTCCAAGACAGAAAGGAACTTCTAAGACGATTTTCTCTATGAGAAAAGGCTGGGTTATCGGTAACAAAAAAGCCTCAGAGTCGCTTGCGGCGTATCTTGGATTTCTCTGAAAGCTTTTTGGAAAATCCATCGCCATATTGGGTGCTATATCTGAGTATTTGAGACCATTGTCGGACACAGCCGCTATGGAACTCTCCTCAGTTATTTTTTGTGTGTAAGTTGAGACAGAATTTCTAATAATGTTCAAGCTTCCAGATGCTAGTGAATTGCCGTGCGCATCGAAAGCAATTGTGTCTTCTATGAACCTAGATCCTCTGGTTCCTACAAAAACTCCAGGAGACTGCTCTCTGTAAGTGTTGACACTAAAATTTCCTCCCGGTCCTATATGGTCAACCGTGGATTTGTTCGGTATGCTCCATTGGCTTTGACCTACATTAAAATAATAGATGCTGCTACTGTTCGGGAGCATCTTTACTTTATTTTTTACGGGGAAAGACAACCTAAATTGTGTTTTGTCTCTAAGGGCAGATGTAAAAGTTCCTGGATTTTCCCCAATTCCTGGATTCGATCCCGTCGAATAAAAAGAATCATTAAATGCACCCTGCTCAAACAAAGAGTTTTCTGAAAAGGCACCCACTATTTTTTACCTCTCTCTGCAATTGAATCAACCATTGCATCATCGAACAAACCAGAGCTTAAATTCATATCCACTTCAATGCTTCCCGATGAGTATAACTCTACAATGCTTATGGAGTCTATATCGTTCATTGATGTCACATAGTCAACAGGAATCATTGCAGGATATTGAATTTTCTGTCTTGAAAAATTCACAGTTTTTTGGTCATTAAACATGCCGTTTTTTATAAAACTCGTAGAATTTCTGTCATTCAGAGTTTTTCTTGTCTGTCTCCTTTTGTTTCTCGGAGGAGTCATTCTGAAAGTTGCGCCCCTGTCTAATCCGGGCCAATCTTTTTTCATGTCTAGAGATATCGTGTAATTAGAGGTATTTGTTCCGTCAGAGTCCGAGTAAGCTCCGTTGTATATGCTTCCTCCGTTCTTGTATTGACCCCGCGAGTCTTTTCTTAGCACGTGAGAAAAATCTCTGTATCTATTAGACGAATTTATGCATGCAAACATGCCGATAGATGCAGACTCTAAGTCGTTCCCGTTGTATGATCTTGGCGAGTACCTAAATTCAATTATTCCTGATTCATATAGAACAACATCGTAGGATGCGACATTAAAATAACCACCACTGACATTAGTGAAAACTTTCCACCTAAGCATAAAGAATCTACCGTCTCTGTCATCAAAGCCGCTAAATTTTTTTATGCCTCCTGCGCTTGAATCCAATCCTGCAGGTGCAAGCGATATTCCAAGTTCAACATTTTTAGAGATCAAACCAAGACTGGACAGATAAGATGATGCTCCGGAGTCGCTGGTATACCTAAATACACTTCTAACCCCTGAGTCCCACCAAGGAGACAAGACTACATGCGCATCTGACCATGCCGTCATTATGATGGAACTATTATCCGATGGGTCATCCATTGTGGCTTCTGTAACATAGCCTGGATCAGCACTTGGATCAACAAGTATTGCAAATCCATAGGTGCTCACGTATATTTTGTCATAATTTCTGCCATCAAATTTAAAAGTAAATCCAATGTCCAATATCTCGTTTCCGATGCTGTAAGGCGCCCCGGTCCCACTAGCAACAGAAAGATAAGACATGTTGAAAGTTGATACAGGGTAAAGGCCTTGTCCGACCGTGTAAGTCAAAACATAGTCTTCAAATTTGTTAGAAGGAGAATTTCTTTTTGTTCTAGGAGATGCAGACATTAGTAAAGTAATCCTCCATATGCTATTGAATCAGTTCCTAATTCATTGTTGTCATACGTGAAACCACAAGAAAAAGAGATCTGTTTCTCGTTTAAATACGATGTTTCTCTTGGAGGCATTGCATTGACTGCACTGAGTAGATCTCCTGTGAGTGAAAGACCAGGTGTGTTTCCGCGAGGTGGGATAAAATCAGCAAAAGGTGTTTGATAGTTTTTATCCAAATTAAAGTGATCTATTCTTGTTTTTAGAGATCCTGTGATTTGAGAGTCTAAAGAGATTAGATCTGAAGAATCTAAATACCAAGTTCTATTTTCTGAAGTAGGCAAAAAATAGCCGTGTGAAACAACTAAATCAGATGAAAAAGTTTTATTCTGATTTCCTGATTCCATAGAGGCCTTAAGTTCTCTTGGTTCAAAAGGAAAATTTATTGAAAAATTAGAAATAACTTGCCTGATTGGGAAGGGCTCTATAATCCCGTCAAGTATAAAATTTTCTTCAAGATTTCTATCAGAGCTAACAATTGGATAAGTGAACTGTCTGTAATCACCTCCTGTTTCAACAAATTTTACAGGATTGAAAGTTTCAATTTCATAAAATTTGTCAGCAGAAAGAATGGGAAATCTTGGGACACCGTATCTGGATTCATCAAAAAGATGTCCTGGTGTTCCTGCAGAAATCTTTGCAACTCCAGCAGTCCAATGCTTTTCTTCAGTTATCTCAGTTCCTTGTCTGTAAGCATCTACGCTAGATGACACCAAGTAATCATTTGCAGCAGAGAGTATTTTTCTGTCAGAACCACTGCTGTCTTTAATTGTCGAACCAGTAGGATAACTGGATGAATTTGAAATAGAGTCAGGATATGTGTTAAAATTTTGTTGATTTTTTATTCGAGGTCTATTGTTCTGCAGAAGACCTATTGCAGTGTTCGATCCAGAGAGCAAAGACGCAATGGAGACATCTTGAAAATAATGGGTCTCTCTCTTAATCACCTGCCTTTTTGTATCAAAGTAGGTGTTATCACTGTCTATGTTGAGGAAATCAATCTTTTTGGCAGTTATGTTGCTCATGATTTAGTACTTCTTCAGCTTTCCCACCAACAAGAAGGTGTCCTGCAATTCATCTGCGCCGCGTCTATAAACGTTCTTGTGCCTCTCCAGCATGTGAGATTCTACGACATAGTTGCTGCCTTTGAAGTTTGTTTTGCTCGGTATAAGCTGTTCTATGAATGTTGATATTGAAAGATCGAACCATCTATAAAATTCCAAGAAATTTCTAAAATCTATCTTGCTTGAAAGCCTATTGAAGTAGACGTCTCTAAGCACCTCGAGGCGAGGATAATCAGGAGAGAACATCAGCTCAGGAGATCCAAGTGCATCATTTAAGGGGTCAAGCGATGAGAACATTGACACAATATCTTTGTCTAGAGAATCAACAACAGAAAATTCTATTGACAACCTATTGTCATCAATAGGTTCTTCTCTCAAGAACATTTCATTGCTTAAGTAGCTTGGAGTTTCGATGGCCCATGGATTTTCTAGAAGATTGACTGAATTTTCAAAACTTCTGAGTCGTATTTTGTCATCTGTTGCAGCTTCATCAAATGCAGGAGACAAATAAGAATAATTGAACATATCCCCGATTAATGCCCGAGACCCAGATATGAAACCAGTTCCCCGGGAAGAAGACAGAGAAGTTGAATAATCAAGAAATTCAATTGTTCCATCGGAATTGGGGTATTTGAAAGACTGTTTTTGAAGAGTGTCAATTCTCAACTTCTGGAATGATCCTGACATTCTATCTACGTAGTTGTAGTTGATGTAAGGATTGTCGACTCCAACAGACTTTGGGTTTCTAACGTGCTCTTTCCATTCGTCTTCTGACATAGACTTCGACCAGAATTTTAAATTAGATACCCAACCTGAAAAGTCTGTTGTGCGTGCTATGTCTTCAACTTCGACGGTTAAAGAATCGTTTAAAAAACTATATGCTGCCCCAAAAGGTATTGATTGATTTGGTCCTACACAAATGTAGGCACCAGAGACATTTAATTGAGTTGATCCACTGCGGAATGCATTTCCTTCTGATGCAATTTCTTCAAAAAAATAAGATGACGTAACATATGTCTCTTTTAAGTCGCCCGACTCAGTCTTTCCTACTCTAAGATAATATGAAGATGAAACGTTCGACTGTATCTCATCGTTTCTATGACAGCCGAGCGCCACATTCCATCTATCTCCGTCAAATATTCCACCTCCTTCTAAGTCTAGGCTCATTTTTAAGACCGGGGAGCTATTTGAAAATCCAGGTCTGATAAAAGCTTGAACTCTAGCAGCTTGTCTTGGGTGATCCACAAATTGCGTTGCTATTACATTTGCTATAAGACCAGGTTTACTGTTTGCAGAACTACCTGTCACTATCATTCTCATAAGAGATTGATTGCCATCTGTGTCTGCAATCTCTAAATATTTTTTAGGAGGTATTTTGAAGGATGCTTCAATGTTCCAAGACCCTGAAGTCAACAGGTTGTCATAGGTCCACGTTGTTCCTATCACATCATTGGTTATTGGATCTTTTACAAATGTCCCTCTAGGTCCTGGGAATCCTGGTTCTGTTCTTGGGGCAAAAAGGTGTGGAGTTATGACAAACGATGTCGCAGAGACGTCCACCATTGCACCGGGTTCTATTCTTTTTTCTCTTGATGTTGTTAGCTGTCTTACGGTTGGCCCACCATACTCTCTTATCTTAAGTGAGTTGTCTGGATCTATTCCAGCAGACCTTAAGAACGATCTTATGCTGTGTTGTGTTCCTTTTGATCTGACTATGTCGGGAAGGTTTACAAGTATCCTTCGGGTCAAGACTGATTGTATCTTTTTTAGGCTCATGCTTATATTTGACAGATCTTGAATGTTATCACCATCTGCAAATTGCTCCACTGACGCATGAGAAAAGAATTTTGGAAGATGAAACCCATAATATCGGACCATGTCTTCAACAAAGTTGTCGGGGACTGTGTCGTTTAGCTCATATCCAACAGTTCGAAGAGTTGCAAATGAGTCTATGTAGGTCTTAAGGTCGTCAAAAAATTTTGACCAGATGTACAAGAACGACAAGATGATTTGAGAAGACCCCCAGTTTCCTTGTCCGGGTATTCCTTCTCCACCAAATGCATCTCCTGATTGACCCTCGACTTCTTCAAATCCATCTTGAAGAGCTCCTTCCAAGAGATAATGCCGAGGGACTAACCTCAAGATGTTGTTAGGATTTGCCTTATCATAATTGCTTGCAGATATGAGAAGACTATTGTTGAGATCTATTATTTCTTGATATGCGGGAAATAGAATTATCTTAAATTCATCTCTCTCATTTGTCATTATAGGAGAAGAAATAGCCCTTAAATTGTGCTTAAAGTTATTAATGTTTGAATGTAAAGAATTTCCTGAGCTATCTAGCACTATCGAGTCAATGGCTGTATTCCCATTTATCGAAAGAGAGCCTGAGGGTTCATTAAATCTGTAATACAGCTTCAGCTCAGGAGTTGAATAGATTCCTCTCGATGCATACAGTTTTTGAGTTTTTGAATCTCTGACTAAATGAAACACTCTCATTTCATCCAGGCTTCCGCTGAACGTTTGAACAGGTGTCACAAGTATTTGCTTTGAATAGAATGAGCTACCTGAGCCTATCACAAAATCTGAGTCATCTATATCTAGTTTTCCAAAATTTATTCTCTCATAGCTCTGAGACACTAGCTGTTCATTTAGATAGAAATCTAAAGTATGTCCCACTGAATCTTGCTTATTTAGTGTCAGCCCCAAGTGGTTGAATAAGCCTTTCTTTAGCTCACAAGACACAGAATTCCTGGAAGATCCAGAAGATATGCAGAAAGTTGCTGTTGCATATTCCGGAGAAGAGCTTTGCTGCAAAAAGAGAGTCATTTCGTCCTGCTGAGAAGACGACTTCTGAAATATTACCTGAATATCATTTGCTATAGTTGGAAGAAATACATGAGCCTCAAACGTGAAAGAACTCTCTTCTGAAGGATTAATAACGCTTTCACCTTTGTTATTTTTTGCCAACTCAGGATACAGGTTTCCCGATTTGTCTTTTACAGCTATCCAGTTTCCTTTGGTTGATGAAGGCACTTCACCAACTTGAGTACCAGAAAAATGAAGAGATCCTCCCCATTTAGGAAAAGAGTCAAAGATCCATTTTTCAAATCCAGTCATTGAATCAAAATAAGATTCAACTTCAATTAAGCTACCGTCGAAGGGATAGTTGTTTATAAGCTTATTAAATGATTCATTTACCTTTACCTCCGCCGAAGAGAAAAAGCAATGATTTTCAAACTTAGACCAGTCGAGGTTGAGCTGTTGAGTGCTTTTTAGAGGATATCCAAGTGGATCATATTTAAAAGAACTAGAGTTTCTTTGATTTCCGTCAACGTAGAAGTCAGAGTTCGACATCTGGACAGGCCTGGAGTCTTTAATTGCAGACTTCAGAAATTGAGGTACATATTGATTTGATCTTACGGCCATGTTGCCCTTATGTCGTTTATGTCAGATTCTCTATAGTGAAATTCGATGAGACGTTCATGAATTTCTCCTTAATTCCATTTGTTGACAACAGGACGTCTATTGTGTATGCACTTCCTGGTCTCAAATTTGATGTGTCGAATTTGAAAAACATTCCTTCTGAATCACTTGAAATCTTTGTAGAGCCCTTCTGTTCATCGAAAGGAACTACAATCTCATTTGTTGCCACGTCTCTAATTTGATAATATGCATTCTTTATCACCGTATTTGGAGACTTTATGGGCAATTTTGTCAAAAATATTCTTGGATTTGTCTGATCAAATATGTTCAGCCTGACTGTAGGTTCTGCATCTACGGGGTATCGAGAATTTAATTCAGAAATAGACAGTGCATAATTTTTTATGTTCCTATCGCTTGTTCGGTCCTGTTTTCTGAAAGTCAATTTACTTCCTGTCACATATGCAATGCTTTTGTCAATTGAGCTCCAAATAGGCGTAAATTCTATTGACCCAGACTGAGAAAGCTTTTTGGAAAGATTTGCATCTGAAGAGAGTAAAATGACTGATGCTTCATAAATTCCATCTGCATAATTTGAACCAAAAGAATGTTGAGACCCTGTCACTTGATAGGAATATACTCCTCCCGATATAGGGGTCTCTAATCTGAAAAGCAGGCAGTTGCTTCCAGTTATCTGAGTCAAAGAACTGCCTGACACAATGTTGCTGATATTTCCTGCAGAATAGTTGTACAACTTAATATTGCATGAAGTGTCAAGTGTCAGATTTTTAGTATCATCCGATATAGAGTCATCAAAACCAACGATCAAAGACGGATGTTTTGTGACATCGTATGCATTTCTTGAACCAAATCTTTTTACGAAATAAGATTTGGTGTTGTCTTCCAAGTCATTTTTAAAAGATATTCTGAATCCACTGTCAGGTATGTCTCCTGCCAAAGTGGCAGACACTATCTTGGTCACGTCAACAATGAGATCTTCTTCTCCTGATGCAAAAACTTGAGTGACTTCTGTCGATGCAATGCTTGTTGAGCTTGTTATGTAATCTCCGGACCCCGTAGAAAAACATGCAAGACCACACCCTGATACAAACCACTGTGTTCCCTTTGAGGATGTGAGCCAATTGCTGACATCATAATCCGAATAGTATGTTACATTTTTTCCTATTCCTTCGTCAAATGAAGAAGACATAGGAAATACGCTTATAGAGAAATTTGCAGGTGTAGGTTGACCGCCATAGACGTCTTTTAGTCTCATCTTGCAGAAGAAACTTGGATCATTAATGTCTATTTTGCTTGAACTGAATAATTCTTTGACGCTAGACATGTCAAAATGAATAAGAATTCTAGAAAGCTCTCTGTTAGGAGTCGAGCCGCTCATTGAAGCCCCATAGAGCTTAAAGAGATCAAGTGTTCCTGCATAGCCGACGTTTGAATTTAGTTTTCTTTTTCTTTTGACGACCTTGTCAGTTATGTAAGTGTCTTTGTCGGATTTGAGTATCTTCAGCATGATATTTCCTCATTACGTATTGGATACGCACCTTCCAACTATGTTGATATCCGGGTATTTAAACTCAAAAATTCCTCCATCAGGCGGGTATATCATCTGATTTCTTGTGTTTAATTGAGGATCAAACGATATTGATGAATATTGCCTGTTTTTTATTGTTCCGTGTAAGTTGTTAAACTTGATGGAATCAACAGAGATTACTCCCGGTTTTGAATATATGGTTGATATTACATCGGAGATAATTAGCGGTTGTCCTATGTGAAAGTTGTCAACAGACAACTGTGCACTAAGATCAGAAATGATGCTCTGCAACAAAAGGGACTTATTGAGAGAAGGATCTGCAACTATTTGAAAGAATAGCTCTAAGTTTATTATGGAAGCATCAAATACGTCCAATGCATCTGACACCATTCTATAAGAATTTAGATATCTCTTTAGATTGATCTTTAGGCTGTCAGGGGATGTGATCAACTCTCTGTCGATGTTTCTTGAGATTATGTAAAGCCTTGATGCAAGCGGGTTGTTCGGATTTCTCGTCACAGATGCCCTGTACACTCTGCCAAAGTTGCTTGGCATAGTATAGATTCTTGCAAGAAGATCTTCTTTTGTGACTATTCTTTCCTGAGAATTTTTTATTGAAGGCACAAGAGCAAGCAATTCCTCTGCAGTTGGGGCATCTTCGCCACCTGCAGCAGCTGCAGGATTGGATGCCTCAATGGTGCTTCTGATCTGAGCCTGCTGTCCAGCAGTAGGGTTTTCAGGAAAAGAGACAAGAAGGTCTGATATATTTGTCACTGTTCCTGGAAGAACATTGTGTGTCAATCCTCCGCCACTTCTGTAGGTTATAGTTAAAGTCGTATTGCTTGCTGCAACTCCTAAGGTTGACGTTTGCAACAGCTTTTGAGGATTAAGAGACACTCTTGAAAATGTCTGTGAATAAGGAAGGGGTATTGCAAATTCGGATGGGTCAGGAATAATATCGTCTTCAAATGTCTCGGCTGAACCTCCGCCAAAAACAAGTGTAGATCTTCTGTCTATTAGTGACACCTGCCTTAAAAATCTGTAAGGAGCAGGTATTATCTTTAGATTGTCCTTGACGAGAGTGTCTATTCCAGACTCATATGAATTACTTGTGACATTTTTATAAACAACGTCATGAGTTAGATTGTCGACTTCATAGTACACATTTCCAAAACCGTCGACGACGCTTACGATCTGAGTTATGTCTGTTTGTGACAAAGTTATGCCTCTGAATTGGAAAAAATCTCCAATGTCAAATGTTTCTGTTGTCAAATTTCCTGACGCACAAACCCCTCTTTTCCTTAATATTTTTGTGACTATATTTCCGTTAATTCTTCTTCCGTTTGCAACATCTACGGTCGCTGTATCCACAGATATTTGTCCTGTGACAGGGTCCGACTTCCAAAATTTTATGTCTTCAAGTAGCGTGAAATTGATTCCATTTTCTGAAGTAACAATGGTGTTTGTTAGGATTGTTGGAAGAAGAACAGGATCAACCCTTAGTGTTCCATCATTTAAGACGGGTATTTCTGCATAGAAATCTACTGACACTATTGCCGAAGAAGCTCCGGCTATTTTTATCCCTGAATTTCTAAGTATACGTTCTACATTTGCAGTTTCGACGACTGTGTCACTGTTAAGCTCATTGTACAAGTGATCCATGTAAAAAGACATGTTGTCTCCAACGTAGGCCGCCATATCAAGGAAAAGACCTCCCATCGAAGACTCAGAGAAATCTTGTATCCTGTCTGGATAGTATTGACGGGCGTATTCTAAGAGAACACTTCTAAAGCTGTCAAAATCTCTTGCGAGATAGTTTTTTTGCCTAATTGACTTTAGGGCTGTTTTATTGTCGTTTATAGCCATTTCATTCACCCTCAATTATTGTCATATCACGTAAAGCATCACCTGAAGCCCCTTGCGTGTGACTTCTAATGCGGGTATGTTGTAAGTTATGTTTATTCTTAATATTCCTGTATTGTAGTTTTCGTTCCTGTCGATTATAGACGAGTAATCTTCAAGCTCAATAAAAGGCATCCATTTCTCAACAGCATTCCTGATTCTATCAATTGCTTCATTGTCAAAAGACTCTTGTGAAACAAATTCTGTAGTCAAAGGTTTAAGATTTGCGCCAAATTGAAATAATCCTAATCTTTCGCCCCAATTAGTCTGCAAAAGATTTCTTAAATTATCTGCGAACTGCTCTTCTAAACTGTAATTCATGGCCAAGATGCCGTCTTTGGTCGCAATTGAAAGAGGGGTTTTTATGCCATAAGGCACCGGAGATGATACTAGCACCTCTTCTTTTTCTTGCTGGCGTGTCTTTCCTGCGCTTTTAAAGCTATATGTTGCCATGTCTTCTAACTATTGGTAACATTAAAACTCAGATTTAATACAGTTCATAAGTTTTTACTTTTAATCATTGAAGTGATACATTGATCTTATGTTGACAGATGAAGTTGCAAGGCAGTTGGCAGAAACATTGACCTCAAAATTGAAATCCGCAGAAGGTCTTGACACAAAATCTACTTGGACATTAATTTTTTCAGAACTTTTTAAGTCTTTAAAAGATAATGGGGTCATTGAAGTAAAACAGCTTGAAAACATTGATGTCATTGGTCCTTCTTTGATGGGAACAGCAGGTCCCGTTGTTGGGACAATATCTCCTCCTTCAATGGTGAGCTTAAAGGGAAAAATTACTTGATTAACACCTTTGAAGCATAAATCCCAGTAACGCTAGATCCTTTTACTCCTATGCTTCCTCCCATGGTATCTGTCAAGGGAGCCCCTGTTACTTCTCCGGGGGCGACAGGTATTTGTTTGCTGCAAAGAATTGCTTTATCTGCGTCTTCACCACCAAGCTTTAATAAAGCCTTGCTTCCAGGTTTGATTATTATCTCACCTTTGTTGTTGATGGTAATGGATCCCCAATTGGAAGAATCTATTGATTCTGACTTTATGTCGACTCCAGTGGGGCTTTTGTCAATTTCGAATCCAGTTACAAGTATTTGAATGTCGCTTCTTGCTATTAACCTGACTTTATCAGTCTTAATGACTATTGCTGCATCTCCTAGAGATGAATCTTCAACATTAAAATCTTTGTTTGATTCAAGTCCAAAATATTTGTCTGGTGATGTTCTTTGAGAAATCAGAATTCTGCTTCTATCGCTCTTATAGTCAGGATCACCTTCGGAATCTTTTAAGTTTTCGGTGCTTTTGTCTATCTCTTTTCTAAGAATAGGGCCCTTTATTAGACCTTTTGCACCCAATGTGCTTGTCACAGGCATTTGTTTTCCAAATGTCTCAGAGGATTGTCCTCTTCCTGCAACAATGTCTATAGACCCGGAATCTTTAGAGAAATCTGTTTTCTCTGGCGATCCGATTCTGTCTGTGCCAAGAACAACAAGTGTATTATTTGTTCCTTCAAGAACAACGTCACCAGGTCTTTTTGTGAATCGAGGAATAGGTTCATATTCAAGCAGTTTGGATGCACTGGTTTCCGAAATAAGTCTCTCAAATATGTCTTCTTGCTCTCCAGGAAGAAGAACTGAATCTCCTCTTGTGAATCTATCATTTTCGACAGTTATGCTCGGTCCATTCCTCATCTCAGACCAATCAGACTTAGGGTCTTCTGATTCATTTTGTTTATCTTGAGATTCTTCTTCTTCTGAAACAGTTTCTTTTGAAGCAGAATTATCAAATTGGTCTTTTGTGGATGTTTTCTTTTTTATCTCGTAGACATTTCCTGGGTGCGAATGATTGACATCATCTGTTTGATGAGTGTCAACAACTCTGCTTATCCAAAAGGCTATTTCAGAAATAGCTCCCGGTTTCTCGAACATTGCCCATACGGCTTCACCTGGTTTGCAAGGAAGAGATAAGTGTGAAGGAAAGAACGGCACCATAAACATGGGCTTGTCATATCCTCCTATCAATTTACCTATTATAGAATTTCTCGGAAGAAATTCTGCAAATCCTGGGTTTGAAACCTTCTTTTTCCACTCTTCTATTTTTTGTTGATCTTTTATGTCTTTATTTGGGTCGTTTATTGTTTCAATGACAACGACCCTGACAAACGTGGAAGGAGTTATTGGTTTATAATTTCTTATGTCATCAGGGTCAAGAGCTCCACGGGATGCGTCGTCATTTTGTTCTGCTCTTGTTTTAAAAGGGTCAGACATATTATGAGCTCAACTTCTTAAACATCTCTTCGGGGTCTATTTCTTCTTCCCTTTTTGACTCTGCTTTAGAAACTAATTCAGACAATTTTATTATCTGATCATTTGCTCGACTCATTCTTTCAATATAAATTGCAAGAGTCTTTCCGTGAATTGCATGTTCTGTGCTTTTTTCTTGAACTATGTCCACCAAAGTATTGAAGAGCACGTATGCATTCTGACGATCTGTTATTGCATTCTCATAAATTTCTTTCCACAGTTTCTTCTTTTTGTCAGTAACGTTGTCGATCTGATCAAGAAGGTCAGAGAAGTCTTTTATCTTGTCGCCCGAAGTATTTTCTGTGTTCTTCTTCATGATTACAATATATTCAATTGTCTTTATAGTCTGACTTCGATTTTTTATATCTCCTTTTTATGGACTGCATTGCAGTTGTCAACTGTTTTGGAGATAAACCTGAAAGCTCTCTCATATAGAGAAGAACAGCACTTTTGTTGAGAAGATCAATGTCATCAATGTTTTCAAAAATTGTGATGATGGCATTGATGCAAGTCAACTCATTTTCAGTTTTTACTTTTGACCTAATGTCATATAAAAGATTTACTGTATTTTGTGTAAAGAATTGTGTCTCAAATAAAGTAGGTTCTGGCATTACAATGTTATGCTCTTCTATTATCAAAGACTCATGAGAAGTAAGTGTTGCTGGATCATCTAAGCTTACATTTTTCTTTGTACGTTGAGCCTTTTGTTTTGTCCTAATGATTAACCAATTTTTGGCAACAACATTGAAGTAGGAAAATGCGTTAGTTCCTCTTGAGGCATCGAACTTGTGAATCGTTTCAAACAAGAAGTTGATACAATCATTCTTCAGATCATCATATGTGTCATGCATTCCAGTGAACTTGTGGATGTTTATTAGATTTTCTACAAGCTTCTTAAAGGCAGGCAATATCTCTTGGACATAGAGCTTGTCTTTGTCTTTTTTTACAGAAGAGTTCTGGTAATTAACGATTGCCTCTTGTGTCCCCGCATTGAAATACAGCTTTAAGTTAATTTTTTCTGTTTTTTCTCCTGCTGTAGATTCGGGCGATTGTTCAATCTCAACGACGGCTTCTTCTGACAAAGCAATTGAAGTCTTTCGTTTTCTAGATCTCCTCTCCGGATTTTTCTTTTTTTCTAACATAGTCTTTCAATTTTCTTCCAACGCTATAGAATCATCTAAAATTTTTGCAACAACAAGCACTGAGTCTCTTGCAACCGCTATGTCTCTTACGAGCTCCTTCACCAAGGGTTCGTCAGAAAATATCTCTATTTTAGACTTCTCTAAGATTCTTTCATGTTGCTCCACAAGAATGTCAAGTGACGTTTGTATTGCCTCTTGCAGCTCATCCATTTTTTCAATATGTGCCAAATTGATTTGCACACTATAAAAGAGTGCAGATGCACAGGCACAAAGAGCAGTTGTAAGAGCTATCGAAAGTATCAAATCATACCTTTTGTAATTTCATTATAAAACTTTTCGATATTCTCGTGTGAGAACTCTTTTATTATTTTTGACTGCAATTCTTTTGCCCATTCTTTTGGTAAGGCAGATGAATTTCTAAATTTCAATACTTTTCTCTTGAAATCATTTTCATCTGCAATTGCCCACTTTGATCCTTTCATAAAGATCTTGTTGTCAATTCTTGTTGGATGAATTTCCGTCAACTTATAGTCAACTTCTATAAACTTTCCTAGCTTCAAGAAGTCTATATGACCAGACCATCCAGTTGCTATTACTGGTAGACCTGAAGCTGCTGCTTCCAATATAGGAAGTCCGAACCCCTCTCCTTTTGTCAGTGAGATTAATGCTTTAACTTTTGGATGACTGTAGAGTGAAGCAACTTCTTCGTCGGTCATGTCTCCATGAATTAAATGCATCCTTGGGAACGGACTTTTTCTGACTTCACGGACAAGATTTTCAAATGTTTGTGTGATTAATTTTCTGTCTATGCAGGTATTTCTACCTGAGTTTGTTTTTAGGATTATTCCTACGTCTTTATCATTCTTAAATGCTTCACAAATCCACTTAATCGTGTAAAAGATGTTTTTTCTTTCATTTTCTGGGTTGTTCCCAGTAATCTGTCCAAACAACAAAAAGTTAAAAGAAGTTGAAAAATCTAGTTCGTCAATCTTGTTTTTCTGGTCTTTTGTTATTGAAGAATTGTAAGATTCAGGTATGACATGAACTGGAACGTTGATAACTCCTGAATTAATGATTAAATTCTTGGAGTGATTAGAAGGAACTATTACCATGTTCATTCTATTACAGAATGTAACCCATTCAGGATTGCAGACATCTGTTTCTACTCCTGCTGTTATTCCTATGTTGCAAGGAGAAAGACTTGAATCCCATTCGTTAGGAAGCTGCAATTGAACTGTTGCATCATATTTCCTTCCGTTTGGGTCAACTGTTTTTTCCATTATTTTCCCAATAAGACCTTCTTGTGCTTCACTGTCTATGAGCCATGGGGTGTCTCCCCAGGGAAGGGCTTGAACTTCTACATCTAAGTCAGCCCTGTTTAATAGCCAAGAAGCAATTTGTCGAGAGTGAACTCCGTACCCTGATTGAGTCAAGACCGGTCCGCGGAGAAGAACTTTTTTCTTTTGAGTTAGTCCAAAAAAATAATTGTTCATAGCTCTGTTATTCTCCATCTTGACGGATTATTCTTCCATAATTTAATTGTTTTTTCAAGTGATTCGTCCCAGCTGGAAACAACCTTTGATAGATCATATTCTTTTTGAACTCTCTCCATTGCTTTTCGACCCAGAGATTCTCTTGACTCAGGTCCCATCTTATACATTTTAATGAATGCATCTCTTAAAGTTTCATGAGAAATAAAGTCTTCATAGATGTAAGGAACCATGTGGTTTCCAACCATTGTTCTCACTTCAGGGTCAAGCCCTATTCCGACTTGCTCTCCCGAGTCAGGATCTTCAACCTGTCGCGTAAGACCGCCGGTCTTGATGGCTATGACAGGCTTTCCGCACATTGCCATTTCTAATGTGGGAAGACCAAATCCTTCATTACAGCTTCTATTCACGATTGTGTCACAGGCATTATAGAGAAGATTCATCTCATTAAAACCAATCCTGTCTTTAGAAAAGACAACATTGTCTTTCAGGGAAAGGATGTCGATCACTTGATGTAGATTTGTTCCTTCTTGATCCATAGGATCTGTGTGCATAACAAGGGTCGCTTTTCTGTGACCTTCTGTTCTCTCTAGCTCGTCCACAAACATCTTCCAAGATGCCAATATATCGCTTGGCATTTTTCTTCGAGCATTCCTCGAGACGTAGAGGCAGGTGAAATGATCTGCCCTGTTTTCTCCAATGATCTTCTTTTTTAATGCCAGTTGATCTTCTTTTGGAAGAGGATGGTATAAATCTTTTGGAACTGCATGAGGAATGTATCCTGTCTTCTCAGGAAATCTCTCTTTGACCATCTCATAAGTCGGATAATTAATGCAATTGATCAAATCATTTGATTCATATAGAGGCCTATTAAATTCAGGCCACGGTGGATTATCCCAAAGGTGCCAATAGACTATCGGGCAGATCTGATGGATTTCATCTTCCATTTCCCAGGTCCAAATAAAAAATCTTGGATCTGTGAATAGAAATAGAGCATCAGGGCGTACTTGCGCCAAAGTCTTTCTTAAGAGAGCTTTGTCTCCGAAGCCATTGGTGGGCTTTATGACAAAATCTGGATTAACTGTCACGATGTCATAATTGTCGTGCCTAATGGCTCCTCCAAAGCACTTAAAACTATATTTCCCAGTGTTTATGAGCCCCGTTATGAGCCACCGCGCTTGTGTCCCTACTCCTGAAGTAGAAAGGGGGTGATCTGACAAAAATAATATTGTCTTTTTTTGATTCTGCATTGTCTCTATATTACCTAAAAACGAAAAGTTGTAATAAAAGTTTCGTTAAGTGCAATGCTCTGTATTTCTGTATTCACAGTACGTGCATGAGTCACGATTCTTCAGAGCAATTCCACGTTTGACTGAGGTAATCATGTTGCTGACTACCTTAAGAGACCTCTTGATGGGAACCTCCCCCATTGAGACGCAGAATAGTTCGCAGTGTTGCCCAGGCTTCGCTGATTTTTTGAGGATAGCGAAGGCGCATCTAATGTCCTTGAGCGGAACATGAGGATTTTTCTGATGCCAATAGTTTTTGTAGAGAGCCAGCTGCGCCTTGACCATTTCGTCAGAGCGCTTTTCTTTTCTCCACCCATTTGCAGACGTCTTCCAGTCTATGATCCAATAGAGGTCTTCACCTCGCTTACCTTTGCACTTGATCACACCATCGATGAAACCCTTGAAGGCGTGAGGATGTCCCTCTACCGTTTCATATAGGGAATGCTCAGCATCAACCACGGTCCATTCAGGAAACTCCCTATCCAGGAAGGCAGGTACCTCGGAGAGAATTACTTCAGACTCTATCTTGGCAACCTTTAATGCTTTTTCTGAGAATTCTTCTTGACCGCTGTGTTTGGACCAAGACTTATCGAGTGCATCGTTGCACAACTTCACATCCATCTCTCGAGTGAGCAAGTACTTCTCGCAGGAAGCATGGACTGCTGTACCGAACTCAAGCACAGGCGAAGGCTTGAAGAAATCAATCTTCTTTACATGTGTGAGATGATGCCTATAGGAGCAATCCTTCCAGGTCTTCACCTCAGAGAAAGATACGTGAGGTTTTCCCGTCGGAAGGATTTGAAAGATTGATTCTTGCATGGTAGATCAATACTACCATGGTGTGAACCAATAGTTCAAATGCTAGACTGGGCGACATTCAGAGAAGTTGATTCTCTTTGTATGTCAATTCCTAAGTCTCGAAAAACTTCTTTTGTGACGAGATAGACCTCAATATTTGGATTGCATTCTTTGATTGCACTGAACTTGTCTCTCTGTAATTCGTTAAAGAAAGCTCCTTTTACATCTACATAAACGTCCATTGCAGGAATATAAAAGTCTGGATGATACGATCTTTCAGTCTCTCTGTAGAAATATTTGATCGTTCCTCTGTGAGCTTCATATTCTATGTTGAGTCTGTCCATGTGTTGAGCAAAGACAACTTCCCACGTTCCCTGGAGCTTGACAGTAGAATTATCTGGTTTTGTGTGGACATACCATTTGCAACGTCCAACAGGAACATGATCAAATTTTCCTTCTGCCCAAGCTTTTCTAACATACCTTGAAGTTCTTTTTGACCATTCAGGGTCTGTTGCAAACTTATGACTTCTTGTTTGACCCTGTCTCTTTGCAACATCAGGTTTCTTCATGCCGTTCTTGTCGCCGCTGTTTATCTCTCGTTCTGTTGAAGTCTTACTGATCTTTTCTGCCCATTCAGGATGGGTCTCCTTTGTTCGATAGACTTTTCCAAACGAAGGATTGCCGCTTCCTACGAAAGATCGGTTAATGCAGTCTCTTGAACAATACTTCTGTTTTCGAAGTTTATAGTTGACTTCAAAGATGCAAGAACATCCCTTGCATGTAAGATTTACTTTAGCCATAAAGTATACATATAGGGCATGATGGTTACTGTTTATCCTTTTTTTCAGAGACTGCTCTTCCAATTAGATTTTCCCAGTCACGCTCTGGTCTTACTTCAAGATTTTTTACCCAAGACCCATCCATAACGGGTGTGTCTACATTAAGGTCGTCAGCAACTTTGATCATTGCATTTAAATCCTTGACAAAACAATGTCCCCCGAACCCACGATGACCATCAGGCCCAGGAACTGACCAGTGGCTGTCTCCCAACCTCTTGTCATATTTCGCATATTCGACCACCTTGTCATAATCCACATTTAGACCTGAATTATCTAGGGCTTCACAGATCTGTGCCATCTCGTTGGCGAAGGCCACCTTTACAGTGAGGAAGTTATTAGTCATGTACTTCACCATTTCAGCAGTCGTTGAAGACGTTTTTATGATGGGCACTTGTGGAAATGCAGCCTGGCATATCTGTTTGACAGTATTTACCCATGGTCTCGGACCACCAAGAATAATCCTGTTCTGATTTCTCATATCGTTCAGAGCATTTGCTTCCGTGAGAAATTCTGGATTAAAGATGACTCTGAGTCCTGTAGATTCGTACTTCTTGTTCCACTTCTCAGTAGATCCTGGTGGGATCGTTGACTTAACGACGGCGATTCTATCTCCGTCGATGCTTGATAATTCATCAAGAACACCTTCAACTATGCTGAGGTCCGCAGAACCGTCTTCATACATTGGGGTCGGAAGACACACGAAATAGACTTTGCTAAAGTTTAAGTCTTCTTCACCTTCAAGAAGAGAGACAAGAAGACTGACTGATTCCTTTGGTTGCTGAACATGATTGTTTGTCAAAGAATTGTTGTAGACATTCCCAAGAGGAACCCCACCAGGTGCAGTCTTGTGTTTTCCCGCCTTGTCATATGTGAATACAGTGAATCCTCTCTCTGAGAAAACCGTTGTGAGAGATCCACCAACAAAACCTTGTCCAATGACTGCAATCGACTTCTTCATATTCCTCTAACGTTCGGATAGTTTTTTACAAAAAAATCTATAGAAGATTCTAAGCCCACTGAGAGAGTAGTGTACTTAATCTCACACCCGAGATCCCTCAATTTATTGTTGCTTGTGGGCTTCCTAAATTGACCTTCAAGCTTTGATGTATCGAACTTGATTTGCCCCTTGAAGCCCATGATTCTTCCGATCTCACGAGCGACGTCACCGATAGAGACCTCATCTGTATTACCGATGTTGACAGGGTCTGAATCATTGTAGTTCTCAGCACACCACCAGATGATTTTTGCAGCGTCCTCTGAGAACGTGAACTCACGGAGAGGCTTACCTGAACCCCATACAGTAACATCAGTCCCAGCCAAGTGGGCCTCGTAAAACTTTCGAATAAGCGATGGGATTACATGCCCATTGTTTACGTCGTAATTGTCGTGTGGTCCATACAGGTTGTTGGGAACCACTGTAATGAAGTTGCATCCCCACTGTTGCCTGTAGGCACGAGATCCCACGTCAAGCATCCTCTTGGCATACGCATATCCGTAGTTCGAAGGGTGGGGAGGTCCGTTGTGGAGTTGATCCTCTGTGATGGGATAGTTAACGTATTGAGCGTCTGGATAGATGCATGTGGAGAGGATGGAGACAAGTTTCTTGACGCCGTTCTCTCGTGCTGCCTCGAGGACGTTGTTCGCTATGTCGATGTTGTCTCTGTAGAAGTCTCCTACGAAATCTGTGTTGCCTTTCACACCTCCCACTTTTGCCGCGGCATTGATCCATAGGTCGTTATGAAAGCTCGTTGAAACTATCTTCTTCGTTAAATCTCCGTAACGACGGCTGTGTTCGAAAACTTCGGTCTTAGAAGTTTTTGATAAAGCCTTTCCCAGAAGTCCTTGGGAACCAAATATCGTTGCCTTCATTTTGACTCTTTCTTGAGGTCAGATTCATACATCATTCTAACCAGATCTTCAAAGGAGTGCTTGGGCTTCCAGCCTAATATCTTGTTCGCTTTCGAAGCATCTCCTTTGAGATGAGGTACCTCGTGAGGTCGATAGTACTTTGGATCTGTCTCTACGTACTTCTCATAATTACCTAGCCCTGCAATTTCAAACGCTAGTTCAGCAAACTCTTTCACAGAGTGACACTCTCCCGTGGCAACGACGTAATCGTCAGGATTTTCTTGCTGTAACATCAGCCACATTGCTTCGACGTAGTCACCTGCAAATCCCCAGTCTCTTACGGCATCAAGATTTCCAAGCTTGAGAACTTTCTGTTTTCCAGTTTTGATTCTTGCCGCTGCTTGAGTAATCTTTCTGGTCACGAAGGTCTCACCTCTCCTGGGCGACTCGTGGTTGAAGAGGATGCCTGAGGATGCATGCATTCCATAGCCTAGTCTATAGTTCCTCACAATATTGTGACCAAATAATTTGGCACATGCATAAGGGGATGCAGGCGTCATTCTAGTTTCTTCATTCTTCAACTCATCAGTATTATCGCCATACATTTCTGAAGATGATGCCTGATAAAATCTTGATTTTGGACATACATTTCGACATGCTTCAATGAGTCGCATTGTTCCCATTGCAACTGCGTCTACTGTCTCTTCGGGAACGTCGAAAGAAGTTCTCACGTGACTCTGAGCTGCAATATTATACACTTCATCAGGCTTGTAATCATGGAGAACTCTATACATTGAGCCTATGTCGTTCATGCTACCATAGACCATGGAGAAATTTCCATTGTCATACAGGTGATCAACATTTGACGTATTAATCACCGACGTCCGTCTCTTTAGACCTATCACTCTATACCCTTTGGAAAGGAGTAGTTCTGCTAAGTAAGATCCGTCTTGTCCCGTAACTCCTGTTATTAATGCTGTCTTCATTTACCGAATTCTTTTCTCAGACACGTGAAGTGTAGATCCAACCACTTGATGCATGTCTCAATATTTGTACTCAGCTAATCTTCCACCAAAGATGAAATTTGTACACGATAACGAAAGATCTTGTAACTTCGTTGTACCTTGTAGAATTTTTCTTCTCCTGCTGGTATAGAAAAGAGTGGACGCTCTGGTTATGTTGGGGGAAAGAAATCTCCCCCTCATGCTTATTGTAAATGTTGACTTAAAATGATAAAATGACATGAACATATTTTCCAAGCTGTATCTTCTTTGATCGTGCTGCAACTATTTAGACTTCATCGTGATTTTGACTTCTTAATAAGAAAAAACCATTTCCTTTTTCATAGTTCGACCAATTGTCTTTGATTCCGACAACTCTATAGGAAAAATGTAATTCACTAAAACCTGATTCCGAGAAAATTTTCATCCACCAGTCCTTGTCTTCTCTTATGACGTGTGTGATATCATTTTCATATTCTTCTATGATATATTTTCCATTAAATCCTAGAGGAATAATCACCACTAGTTTTTTAGTTATATTTGAAAATTTTTTCAGTACGTCTTTTAGATCTTCGTAATCAAGATGTTCAAGAACATCTTTGCATATAATGCAATCATGTTTTTCGTTGTAAAAGTCTTCATTGAGCAATGACAATCTATCTTTTATTAGAGGATCTGAATTCTCTATCGCATATTCACTGATGTCTATACCGACACAATCATAACCTAGCAAAAACATAGCTTTGACAAGAAATCCTTTTGCGCATCCAAAGTCAACGATCTTGTCACTTTTCGACAAGCCTGCGAAATTTATAAGAGACTCACACATTTTAAGAGTTGGAGACTCAAGCCATCGGTAATTTTCATACCCACTTATTTTTTTCTCTACTCCTCTTTCATAATAGTCTTCATTGTATTTCATGTTAGACGAACTCCTCATGTTTCATGGAATCATTAAATTCGTTAAAACGATCGATCTTGTCGTTTTTCCATGCATCTAACATTTCTACATTTTCCGTAAAGACGCATCCACTGCAATGATCCTTTGGAGAAAAATTCATTTTTATTTTTCTCTCCAAGAAATCTCCAACGTCTTCTAGCTTGCAAATCTGATATTTCGTTGAAAAATGAGCTGTTGATTGATTCAAAACTACGGAATCACATGGATAGACGGTACCTGGTTCTCCGTCCATCCAAGGCTCTTCCGACAAATATGGCCTAAAATGAGCTTGATGACAACTGTCGACATTTGGAGTTTTATGGATCTTGTATTGTTGAAAATACCGGGAATCTTTTGCTTCTTTCAGCAAATTTTCTAGAGATTCATGCTGAAGTAGAAGCTGGTTCTGCTCAAGAAGACAGTTTGGAAGAACTCTGATGTAAGTTGCACCACATTGGTCGGCAACAGTTGAAACTTTTCTAAACAGCTCTACCCAGTTTGTCTGTTCTTTCTGACTTAACTCATGTTCACCAGTGTAAACTATTGAACAACCAATTACACAATCTTCAGAAACATCCTTATAAGGGAAAAGAATCTTGTTCTGCCAGTCGTCAAAAATATTGATAGAGACCCTGACCCAAGAAAAATATTTCAAAACTTCTTTTGAAATTCTGTGAGTTTGAGTTCCGTTGGTTATTAAGCCAATAGAAAGATTTTCTTTGTGAAGCCACTCTACTAATTCGTTGAAATTCTTGTACAGAGTGGGCTCACCACCACCAGTTAGGATAACAGCTTTGAGCCCGTATTCTTTTAATTTAGTTACATAGCTTTTAATTCGATTGATCTCTATTCTATTGTGTGTATCTCTGTATGTCACAGAACAATAAGGGCATTTTAAATTGCATGCACCTTCCGGAGATATGTGAGTTGAGATTATTGTTTTTGGACTTTCACTCTTAAAAGAGGACATTTGTTCTGGATGTCTCCAGAACTTTATTCCTGTCGACGTATACTTGTGTTCTGATTCAGACTTGGTCCAAGTTAATTCTTTTCCTTTGTATTCATTGAAAATGAAAGCATCTGACCACTTGTGAGTGGTTGATAATCTATTTAAGATTATTTCTGCTGTCATCAGATCAAGAGCTTTTATTGTTTCATTCTTGTCTTCGTCACATACTGTGTATGTGTCTATGTAGTTTCTTATTCCGCTTCTTAATGCAATCTTTTCAATCTGAACATGGTTCTTATCGTCGACAAGAATGTTGACTTTGTAGTCTTCTTTCGAGTCGTGAACACTCTTGGAAAGAGTTTGTTTGATTATGTTTAGTTTTTTCTTCATTAGACTAGTAGTGAATTTTGTAGTTGTGTATCAGAGGATAAATTTCGGGATTCGGGTATGAGTCATGGTTAATCTGTGATAACCATTTAGAGAGCTCATAAGGATATCCTCTTTTGCTAAAATGATACGTTAAGTTAGCATCAAAAGCACCAACTTGAGAATAATCAGGATTTTTTGTTATTTCATCGTGCTTTTCATTGATTTCTTTGATAACACTATCATAAATGCTTAAAAATGTTTTTGAGTTATAGATGGAACCACCACACATTCCGTAAAAAGGAACTTCTATTCCGTTACAGGATCTAATGTCATTTTTAACTGATTCTGGAAAGTTGGGACCTCTAACTCCTCTTTGGTGAAAATCATCATCGATAATGATTGAATTTTTTACATAAACATCATCTTCCATTATCATCATGTAGTCAGTTTTGCAATACTCTATTGCTCTCTTGTGTCTTTCCCACCAACCTCTGATTCTAAAAGATTCATGCGGGTAGTTTCCGTTAGTCCCTTGAATGTTTTCATATTCAACAAACTTGCAATTGAATTTGTCTGCCAAATCTTGGAAATTATCTCCGCCGTCTGACATCAGGTAAATTGGATTTTCAGGGAAATGATTTCTAAAATTTGTTAATGCAAATTCTGTTGCTTTTTTATTTTTGTAACAAGAATAGACGGCACCTAAAGTTTTCATTTGTTTTCTTCGATTATTTTTTGCAAAAGAGAAGCTCTTGAATCTGTCGAATGAAATTTTAAAACATGTTTGTATGCATTCTTTGAGATCTTTTTTCTAAGTTCACTATTTGATAAAAGCATTTTTACTTTTTCAATGCATTCTTGAGGACTATCATAAAGAACTATGTGTTCATTTTCTACGAGACAGTCACTAAGTCTTCTTTTTGCCTCAAGACGATCTGCGACTACTACTCTTTCGCATATTGATGCTTCAAACAATCTCCGGGTTATTTCTCCAGACGAAGACACTTGCACTACGACATCACAATTCTCATAGAGATCTGAATTTTGTTTTGGGCTAATGTAATCTCCACCTTTTAGACGAGGGTTAACAAATTTTTCTCCCAAATTTTCAATTAGAGCATGCATGCAATTTTTCCACTGACCTTTTCTTGGACCTGCTGTTGAAGACACAGCACCAGTGTCTCTTGGTTCAGATCTCAACCAGACACTTTCGTCTCCCCAGTGAGTAAACCAATAAGCTTTTTTTCCATTAAATTCATATAGGTCTCGACAATGTGCATCAGGAGTTAACACAACATCTGCTGGTAGTGTATGAGTTAAGTTATATTGAAATATTTGGGGGTCATCCCCGCTTTCAGCAACCATTAGTGTGTTTGAGAAATTTTCTTTCTTCCATAGTGCAAGGACGTCTTGTTTGACTTCTCCCGCTTCCCAAAGAACTACAGCATCATATCGATGATGATTAGTTTGAACAGTCTTTAACTCGTCGATCTTCTTAAGATCAAAACGATCCAAATGATGACCTTTTTTCTTAAGTGCTAAGGAAAGACCCCCGGGAGTGCTCCACATATCTTTGTGACAGTCATTGAATATGAAAGCTATTTTCATAATTTTTTATCCTACGATTTACGGCGTCAGTTATTGCTTTGCTGTGATGATACTGATGAACAATACAAACTTCTTCGTTATTTTCATTGACTATCTTGTCTTCGAGAACTTTTGGTTGACATCCGATTAAATTTCTGTTAAACCCCCAAGACTCTCCTCTAACATCATTTGATGATGTTCCACACTGATAACTCCAACCGTCTGAAGGAGTCGTAAACTTAAAAGTTTGAGGTTCCAAGACTCTTGCTATGACATTTAGTGCAGCTTGATCAGGATTGTGTACAAGATTGTCCTTGCTAAGATCAAATATTTTCTTGCAAATTCTTGCAAGTTCTTTTGCTTTGCCACCAAAAGACCCAGCATTCATTATCTCGTGGTCTTTGACAAAATCATAATAATTTGGGAATGACTCTTTTAAGTTATTATTTCCCCAATTTTCGTCTGCGTATCTAAGCTGCTCAGATCCTACAACCAAACCAGCGTCTCCCAAGTATTTTTCCATCCACGTAAAAGGATTCTTTTGAAAATGAATGTCAGCTGCATCTACACAAACTGCATAGTCGTAATGAAAATTTTCAAGAAACTGAGAATAGACTAAAAATCTATTGACGACTATTCTATTGGCAAACTCTTGAGGAGCTTGGTAAATTTTGAAGTTGTAGATAGTTGAATTTATTATAGTGTCTTGATCGGGATTGCAAAAGCTAAAAATTACAAGATCATCATTGGGACAGATGTATCTATATGAGACTACAACTTGTTTAAGTTGCTCCCAAGTATATCCATAGTATGATGTTAATGCAACATTCATGTAGTTTTCTCCATATAGTCATTTTCCTTCACTTTATAAGTCAACATTTGATCTATGGAAACATCCAGTTCGATATATCTAAAGTAGATCTTTTAGATTTTTCATCATAAAAACTTAAAGCTTTCCTAAAGTTTTTCCATAAAGATTTTCTCTTTTTCCGTTAATAGAGCTCACAAAGCTGCCGTCCTGTGATCCTTGTCTCGTAATTGGAGGTTCGTGCCAAAAAACTTTTAAGTCGTGTATCATCATTTGATAGTTTAATTCCCAGTCTATCGGTAGATGAGTTTCTCTAAGAGATGATGAAAGTTTTTTTGCAGCACTGGGAGTTACGATATAACAATCAGTACATTTTGAAGCTGGGTGGTCCTTCTTTATCAGACCTTGACCGCTCATTCTAAGATTACAACCGCTTCCAGGGAAAACTACATCCCAACCTTCTGTTTGAAGTATTTGACTGACGACTTCGAAGAAATTAGAAGATAAAATTGCGTCGTCTTCTAACACAAGACTTGGTTTATCGCTCTTTGATGCGTCTAACATGAACATGAAGTGTTTCCATGCTAGGGATTCTTCAGCACGAGTTACAGATGTTCTCGGATTACCTCCAAAATTTTTCATCTTGAAGTCTCTTTTTGCAAAGTCATCTTTGACCCACCCTTCAGGAGGTTCTTCAATAACCATCTTGTAATCAACACCTTTTAATTGATTACTCATTAATTCAAGACGATCAACAAGCGGAGTATAATGAAGCAAATACACGTCACAATTCAGCATCATCTAACCCTCCTTAGTATTTTGTCACAAGTTGCAGGTATAGAGAAATGGTCTTGCCAGACTCTTTGCACTTGGTCTTGTATCTTTCTTATTATACTTCCTTGACTCCCAATCGTATTTCTAAGAATATTAGGTAATTGATCCGGAGACACTGTTATGCAAAACTCACTCCAATCCAGCTCATCCGACCATGGGAGTAGATGTTTATCTGAAACATAAACTGGTATTGCTCCTAATTGCATTGCTTCATACAAACGGTAACTTGTAGCTCCGTAGCCTCGAGGGCATAGGCTAAAAATAGACCTACTCGTCACTTGTTTGAAAATATTGACCTTGTCTTTTGGTACTTCCGGAGACCATTCCATTGCATTCAAGTAAACTCCGGAAACATTCTGAAGACCTTGAACTAGTGACCTACGAATGGGATGAGTCAAAGATCCTATGAATGACATTGGAATTATTCTTACGGCGTCTTCTATGTCTTTATGCGGTCCACATGTGAGAGGTATAGGAATGTCTATTCTGTTAGAATTTCCTCCTGCACTGAAGACTAGAGTGTCTGGTGGTAGATCTTCTGATGGTGCATCATCATGGGTACAGACTATGAAGTATTTGTCTTTGGGGTCAAGTGACTTTAAGTAAGTCTTGAGTTCGTCTCGAAGTCTTCCATTCGGTGTGTTGTTTCCGAATCCTTCTTTGGCCCTGTAGTTGTAGACTGCTGTCCAATGAACAGGAATTAACTTCCTTTTTTTGTTTCCTTCCGATTCCCAATACTTCAAGAAGAATTCTTCTAGATGATCACCCGAATGGTGCGGCGGATAGTTTGGATCGTCTCTATTTAGTAGAAACTCATTTGATTTGACTGAAGTTTTCACTGTTGCTCTCGATGTATTGTAACAACTCGCTGTATTTTTTATTGTCACAATTTTTCATCAGAGTCATTATTCTATCCATGAAGAACTTACCGTAGTTAGTGTAGTCAAGTTGCTTCAATGCATGTACGTGAAAACAGACAACCTTGTTGCCGTCGAAATAGACGTCTTTCCCATCTTCGACAAGAAAGTTTAATCTCATTTTTGAATGATTCTCGTTGAATCTCCACCAGCCGACGTTGTAATAGATCGGTAAATTGACAGTCAAGAAATTGTAAGAACTGAACTGCAAAGGTTGTTGTTCGTAGTACATCCCCAGCTCCTTGTGATTCCAGGACATTTCTTGGTGAAGCTTCAGATATTCAAGATTTCTCATTGAGAAAAATCCAACATTGAAGTGACCGACTTGAGACTCAAGACCCAGGTTGTTTGTCATGTGTGGACTCAATACAGCATCAATCGATGGATTTTTCATTAAGTCTAAGACTCTATCTTCTATGGGTGCAGTGAAAAATATATCAGAATCAATGAAGATACCATACCCATAATCAGATATTGCAGCTTTCATCGCGTCGAACTTAGTCATTACAAGTTCGAGAAACAACCTGTTTTTTACAGGATCGTTTGTTCCATGACTGCAGTCATCTGTCTTTACTAATTTTTGTAAGCGAATATTCTTGTACGGAGAGAGTTTTGAGAATGCATACTCATCGACCGATAAGTACCACATAACATTATGATATTGTTCAAGACTGAGTTTAAGAAGTAGAAACTCAGTCAAGCTTTTCTGTGTTACAACCGAGGCTACAGGAATCATGATTTAACCTCACTATGATACCTGAAATAACCATCTTCGCACAGAACTAAATAGTCGGGAAAGTAACATCTTCTAACATCTTCATTTCTGACAAGGGGATCGTTTAGTGTGTCTATTCTCACTGTATTCTCAAAGACATCAAGCTTCCAGTTTGCATAATTGTCTTTCCACCATCCCATGTGTGCTGCATAAGGAGGATTAGTGTCATGACCCTTTTTTTCACATTGAGTCTCACGGTTCCATGGGTAAAAACATTCTGCAAAAGTAGAGACAGGGTCTGGTCCTACTGTGAGAAGAGAAGAAGAATAACAACCTGCTAATCCCCAGTCTCCTGGATAATCGTACCATACTCTCTGTGCTAGATCGGGCTGACCTCTCCTGCTTCCATCAGGTAACCTAACGCAAGGCCCGTTAATGTGATCAAAGTCTGCCATGTAAGACATGCAAAACCACTCAGAGTCCATGAAAGGATTCTTCATGTTTCGAAATCTCTCAAAGATTCTTTCCCTAGAGTTTAAGAACATGATGACATCGCTATGGACTGACATTATCAGAGAATTTGGGTATTTTGCCCTAACGTAATTGAATCTCTTAGACATCGCTTTTGCCCAAGAACTCTTTGGAACTTTCTCTATTGAATCATAGCTTGTATTGGCTCTCGGGCATCTTAGCCATGGCCATGGGTCTATATGTCCCATTTCTAAGAATTCAACTTTGTGTGCTTGTGATGGATAGTCCGACAAGAATTGATTTAGATATTTAAGTGCTCTTGGTGTTGCACTATCTCCTCCTACAAAAACATGATCAAACACTTGACAGGCATTCTGTAGACACGCGTATATTGTCATCCACTCATCGACTAAACCGACACATGCAACAAGAGGAAGTTTCTTGCTATAGCTACTCCAAGACTCTGCTTCTATCACTTAATGCTTACTCCAATTGATTTCATTCTAGCATACAAAGAATGATTTGTGTATGAGATCTCAGAAGAGGGTATTAGTTTATCGATTGAATTGATCTTTTTCTTTAGATCTTCGTAATCTTGAAAGAAGAAGACCGATGGACAATCTTTCAGTAATTCTTGATGTCTCTTGTAATTTCCGACTGTGTGCTGGAGGAGTAGGCGATTAGAATAAATCGTCTCGTATGCTCTTGTATTCAGAGCTTTGATAATTCCTACAGGATTTAAAATAACTTTATGTCGCAAAAAATTATCTACGTACTGATCCCATCCCAAATTCCTCTTTACATTGGTTATTGAAAGTTTTTCTTTTATCTCTGTGTCTCTTGATATGAGGTCAAGTAATTCATTTCTTGTATGATATTCTGGTCCTCCCGCTTGACCACTGAAGAGTATTCTGTGGTCTTGAGGAAGGATATCTTTCTTGTCATAAAACTTTTTTGATGCCCACTGTGGCAACCAATCAAGTCCGTATTTGTCACAATCGTCCTCGTCGCATGCTAATATTCTCTTGCAAAATTTCTCTGCAATAGAGAGTGATAGATGACTCTTGTGTTGCCATGCAGGCACTATAGCATCTATTCTTTCAAAACACCATACCCAGTGTTCGAACTTATTTTTCCTTGACATCCATTTCTTGATTTTTTCTTCATTGTTCCAGAGATAGAAGAGAAAATCGTGTCCAATAAATAAAAGATCATCTTCTACATCGAAAACATGATCATAGTTCTCTTCTGAGACTACAACGACGTCTTGAATTCCGTAATCCAAAATGGATGAAGATGTACCGCATCCGTAATCATTAGTAACAAGCTTCAAGATCGCCTCTTCACCGCAGATATGAAGAAGTCCCCGAAAGGAGTTCCATTCATCATTGTTGCCATCAATGCCAATTCTTTTGTTGGAATATTCTCTATCTTGGCACGCTGTGTGAAGATGGCTGGGTCTAACTCTTGATTACCATTTACTTCAATGGAATCGTAGTACATCTGAGAGAGGAGATTGACTGCCTCGTTATCGAGAGGTGTACCCGCTTGCTTGATTATCTCTGTCAATGTGTAAAAG